TCGTTGTAGCTGGTATGGTCTCCGTATGTGTTTAGCATGATCTGATCTCCTCTATTAACTATATCTAATCCTAGCATAGATATGGCGATATGCAAGGCGAAAAGCATTTATTTTAGCAATATATTTTTATCGTCACGATTAGCAAAATCTATCAAAATCGAAAAAACAGCCTATGCCTGGATATGCCCCGGGTGCGTACGATCGCGCTCGGGCAGTTATGGAGGCCGGTAGCAGTGGCCTGTGCTGCTTTAAATTCTGCAATCATGTTGTTTATTTGTATATTTTCTATTGTATCAGCGGCCTTAAGTTTTAACTGTAACAATTCTATAAGACTGTCAGGCATTTCACGCTTGCCGCGTCTCCAGGCACTTACTGTATAGGCTGAGACTGACAGCAATTTGGCCACATAATCATCACAGATGACGAGAATCAATCAATTGCCTGAATATGTGATTCCCATAAAAGATTTGTTAACGGAAACATAAGTGATTGATAATGCAGGGATTATCGTTATGCGGATAAAGTGTCACTATCTATCACAGTATCGCGCAATGTTACACACATGTACATACCCTGGCACAATCTAACACGGCGAAATCCATACTTACTGACCATAAGTCTGGAAAACAGGTTGATGGACAGGTTGGCCTGGTTAATCTCGCAATGGACTAAGCAAGACTGATAGAGATCGCGCACCCTGGTTCTGGCTAAGTCGTTCTGTTGGACGAAAGTTGATACCCATTCTTTAGGTGTCATCATGGTAATGTCCTCATATCATTAGATAATATTTAAATATATCACAATGCTACATAATGCACAAGTGTAGGATTAGTGTAAGATTTATAAATCCTACACTACAGATGTCGTACTGTAACTCATTGAATTATAAGGACGAGTGTAGGATTTTACGACAATAATGATAGATGTATGATTGTGATAGTTCAAACCATTAACGTGCTGCGCGCGCGCGGGCGCGTGAAAGAGAGGAACTGTTCAAAGTATCACAATCTATCATCTATCACTACACTATTCTACACCATACACAATCATACATTCGGCCAATTCATTATCCGGACAATCTATCATCATCTATCATTAATATGAGTGTACCAGCTACACTAAGTCCCTGGCCTAGTGCCCAGCTTGACAAGATGATGCAGTGCAATCAGTAATCAGGCACCACTAGTAAACGGATGTTATTGATTTATATAGATAAATAATCCTATTTAACATAATGTTTATTATACGTAGTACGATTCGGCGATAGTGAGTGTTTACTAATCGACCCCATATTTTTTCAGACAGACCCCGGCCCCCCAAAAGTTTATGCGTCCGCGAAATTATAGGGGCAGGTCTTAATAAATTTTCCACGTTTCAATTCTTTTGTTGCATTGAATCATTGTTTTCTTTATGGGCAGGCGTTATACTTATCTTGTTGCACAATGTCACTCCTACGTTGTAATCTTGCCGCCAGCCAAACCTCCTCTTGTGCTGGCGGTTTTTTTTGTCCATACTCGGGTAATAGACAAGGCTGAATCCATCTGCGTCACCCATAGGAGAGACTAGCACTAATGACTAACATAGACATAAAAGAAAGATACAACAAAAGTCCGGCGCTGGATGTATTGGATGATATTAAAAATATTAATTTATTTACTAAAGCATACCCTGGCAGGTTCGCCAGAATCGCGGCTGAGTTAGTTAAAACAAGACTTCATTGTCGCGATGCTGGAAAATTATAAAATTTTTGCCGAATTTGACAAGATAGTGGTCAGCTTAGAGCCGCATCCGGCCGGGCTGATAGTGACGTTTCTGGGCGGCGAAATGATTTTAATCCCAAATGCCCTGCTTGAGGCGTGTTCGCAGACCGTGCATTGATGGCCGCCACCACGCTCACCCTGCAAGCAGTCCGGCAACGCCGCGAGGAACTGGCTGAAAAAAATAATTTCCCGGTCATCCCCGATCATCTGGGGCCGCTGCAACGCCTTGAGTTAGTCAAGCAAGACCCGAATTCCATGAATATCATCAGCCAACGCGTCATGGACGGGGAATCGTTGAAGCAAATTGCGGAAAGTTGGGGTCTGCCGGTGCGCCCGTTTTGTCAATGGGTGGCGGATGACCCGGAACGCGCCATGGAATACGATGCCGCGCTCAAAATACGGGCGGACGAGTATTATCACGAGACGATATTGATTGCCGACGCCTGTGATGACAAGGACGCCGTGCCGGTGGCGCGGGTGCAAATGGATGCGCGCCATAAATTCGCCGGAAAACTCGATAAAGAGCGGTTTGGCGATGAAAATCAGGGCAAAGGCGCGGGCAATTCCATCATCATCAACATTCAAAGCCTCAATCCGCCGCCAGCCTGCGCGCAACCCGTCATTATTCAGGCGGAAACGGAAGAATTGATCTGATGGCCGATCTCGTTATTGATTACAAGCCACCGGGGCCCGTCGCTGAGCGTTATCTGCATGATGATGCGTTTATTTGCGGCATACGCGGCCCCATTGGATCCGGTAAATCCACTGCTTCCATCATCAAACTCATCAAAAACGCGCAGACACAGACGCACGGGCCTGATGGCTGGAAACGCAGGCGCACGGCCATTATCAGGAACACGATGCCGGAATTAAAAACAACGACCATCAAATCGTGGGAGCAATGGATGCCGAAAACTATCGGCCATTGGCGCGACAACGGCCCGCCGCGCCATTACATCAAAGACCTGCGCAATAAATTCGAGTGGGAGGTGTTGTTTGTGGCGCTGGATTCGCCGGAGGACGTGCATAAAGTCCTGTCCATGGAATTGTCCGATTGCTGGGTGAACGAGGCGCGGGAAATCCCGAAGGCCGTCATTGACGGATTGACGGAACGCATCGGGCGCTACCCGGCGGAACGTGATGGCGGGGCGGCCAATGTACAGTTATTGATGGACACCAATTCGCCCGATACCGAGCACTGGTGGTATTGCCTCGCCGAACAGGACCAGAGCACGGAACGCAACCGGCAGATGTTGGCCTCCATGCACAAGGCTGAAGATGAATTGCGGGCCGTCCATGTGTTGAAAGAGGACCAGAAATTGATGTCGTTTTATGCGCAACCGAGTGGGGTGTCCGCACAAGCAGAAAATATCGGCAACCTGCGCAAAGGTTATTATCAATTCGCCCAGGCTGGCAAGACTGAAGATCATATTAAAATTTACGTCCACGGCGAATACGGCTTTTCGATGGACGGGTTGGCAGTGCATCCCGGCTACCGCGAATCCACCCATTGCCGCGAATTCCCGCTGATTAAAGGCTTGCCCATACGGGCGGGCGCCGATTGGGGTCTGACCCCGGCGGGCGTCATCACGCAAAGATTGCCGAATGGCCGCTGGCTGGTGCATGATGAATATACCTCGGAGCGCATGGGCATCACCACCTTCGCCGAAGAATTTAAACGCAAACTCTCCACGGAATACGCTGACTTTCCCATTGCGAGTTTCAGCGGCGACCCAGCAGGCGACGCCATGAACCCGGACGAAAGCACCTGTTTTTCCATCATGCGCGCGGCGGGCTTCAAGAATTGCAAACCGGCGCCGACCAATGATCCGACGCGGCGGCGTGAGGCGCTGGATTTTCTATTGCGCACTATCATCGACGGCGAACCGGCCATCCTCATTCACCCACGTTGCAAGATGTTGCGCAAGGGACTGATGGGCGGCTACCAGTTCAAGCGCATCCAGACCACGGGCGATCATTTTCGTGACGTGGCTGACAAGAATATTTTTTCGCACGTGGTCGAGGCGTTGCATTATGATTTGCTTGCGGCGGGGGAAGATCGTAATGTAACATTGGGCAAAGGCCCGCATGGAATGAAAGTGATGAGCTATAATACCGATTATCCATTATTCAGTTAGGAGACGCCATGGGATTTTTATTCAGCAAACCAAAAGCACCCCCACCCCCACCCAAGCCACCGGCGCCGGACACCTCCGCCGAAGTTGCCCGGCGGATGCAGGAAGCGGCCGCGCTGGAACGTAAAGCCAGGGGCCGCGCTTCGACTACACTCACCGGGGGGCAGGGGTTGCTGGATGACGAATACTCCGCTAAACGTATTCTTTTAAGGCAATAAAATGGCATTGCCTAAAAACGCGGAAGAAGAAGCTGATAACATCATCCGCGAATTCGAGCAGGCGAAAAGCAACCGCGCCAACTGGGACAGTCATTGGCGTGAAATCGCGGAACGTATCTGGCCGTCACAATGGACGGCCTTCGCTGCCCAGGGCATGCTGTCCACGACCGGCGAAAAACGCAACCGCGAGGTTTATGATTCCACTGCCGCCATTGCGCTGACCCGTTTTGGCGCGATCCTCGATTCTACCATTACCCCCCGCAACGAAATCTGGTCGCGGCCGGTGGCGTCGCTGCTTGAACTCAATAAAAGCCGCCGCGTGAAACTCTATTTTGATGAGATTAATACGGCGTTGTTTAAATACCGCTATGCGCCAAAATCAAATTTTGTCAGTCAAAATCAGCAAGGCTATAAATCACTGGGGGCCTTTGGCTCCGGTCCGATGTTTGTAGACCGGCTGTCCGGCGAACCCGGCATCCGTTACCGCAATATCCATCTGTCGGAGATTTATTTTTTCGAGAACCATCAGGGCATCGTGGACAAATGCATCCGTTATTTCGCATTAACTCTACGCCAGATCGAACAACGCTGGCCGCAACAATTACCGGACAACCTGAAAAGCAGATTGATTACCCACCCGGAAGATAATGTATTTTTACTGCATTGCGTCAAGCCGCGTAAAGAATATGATCCGGCGCGGCGCGATAACAAAGGGATGCCCATCGCTTCTTATTACGTCCTGATTGAAGGCAAAAAAATCATGGAAGAAGGTGGCTATCAATCCTTCCCCTATGCCATATCCCGCTACGAACAAGCGCCGAACGAAGTCTATGGCCGTTCTCCGGCAATGGATGTCTTGCCCGCCATCAAGACACTGAACGAAGAAAAGAAAACCCTGTTAAAGCAGGGTCACCGGCAAACTGATCCGATATTGCTTACCCATGATGACGGTGTGCTGGATACGGCGAGCCTCCGGCCCGGATCGGTAATTGCCGGGGGCATGTCGGCGGAAGGCCGCGCCCTGGTCGGCACGCTCCCGATCGGTAATATCGCCGTCTGCAAGGAATTGATGGACGATGAACGGGCGATCATCAACGATGCGTTTCTGGTAACATTATTCAGAATTTTGGTGGACTCGCCACAAAAGACGGCGACCCAGGTGATCGAGGAAGCGCGTGAGAAAGGCATCTTGCTGGCCCCGGTGCTGGGGCGCCAGCAAGCTGAATACCTGGGGCCGATGTTCGAGCGTGAACTCAATGTACTGTCCGAACAACGCCTGATCCCGCCGATGCCGCCGGAACTCATCGAAGCCCGGGGTGAATACAAGATTGTGTTTGATTCGCCATTGTCGCGGATTCAACGTAGCGGCGAGGCGGCGGGACTGATCCGCTCGATGGATGCAACACTGCGCATCGTCGAAG